TTATTTTGATTGCTGTTTGTCATGCATTAGTCCACGCCGGTGCAACCAGCCGAATCTCTCTTCCGCGTCGGGGCATTTCAAACAATTCGCAGGTACTTGACGTGCCGCTGCGTATGTCAGTCCATTATCCCACGCGGTAGAACTCCATTCGAGGATAACATAGTCATTATCACCAGCGACTGATTTTTCTTCGATTAAGTTGGTTGTTCCTGGTTTTCGTCTGTATCGATTATGGAACCGAATAATGTCGTTGTGTTCCATGTGCTTCACGATATCTTCTGTTCGTGAAACATCATCAGGGTGAATAAATTTTACGAACGGAACTGACAACAATTCTTCTTCGGTCCATCCCAAAATCATCGACCATGCTTGGTTGACTCTTTGGAAGTATCCGGTGTTGTCGGCTATGCAAAAAAGATCTGGTGCAAGCTTAAAGAAAAGCATGAGAGCAGTCTGATCTTCAGTCAACTCTTCCGTGAGTTCACGGATTCTCCCCATATTCGTAGGGGCAAATTGAATCGTCTTCATATCCATGTTCTGATTCAACCTTTAACTGATCGTTATGATGAACTTCCTGCTGACTCGTGTGGAGCCGTCTGGCAGGTTGAGGGTGATCCAGTAGCGGTAAGTGCCCTTTAACCACCTACTGGTATCGAAGTCATATTGTATCACCCACGGATTTGATCGATATGAACCTTGGCGAATGCCCATGCGTGCTGGTTCATTATCAATGAGCAACTCAGAGTTTTGCGTCTCCATCGAAATCGAAGGACGCAAGAACGGGATCAGAGGATTGACCAGATTAAAGTTGTAATCATACAAAGGAAGCGGCATGATGCCGATTTCCAAAGGACGATTTTCAGGAGAATGAAATTTTTGGTCAAGCGGTTCGAATCCGAACCGTACAGTCTGAAGTCCATCGTTACAAAACCACTCATCTGGATAAACCCAGAATCTGTGGCAACATTTCAACAGTAACGGATCAAAGAGTGGGTCGTCGAGGTCACAATCACAATCTTCTGTTCCATCTTCACATGGCTTGTCTGCGAAGTAATACCACAGGTCAAAATAGACATCTGGCACTGAGAAATCATTGGGGATTGCATACGGAAGATGGTATTTCCCAGTGACAGGTGTGCTTTCTTCGGTTGGCTCCGTTCCGCATAAACCGGTCTCTGCGACTATTTGCTCTTGACAAATAGGAGACGGGTAAAGAGGGCCAGTAGTATCACAAGGATCAACAACTGGGATTGTTGCTACAAGATTGTGCGGAGCTACCGACGTTTTGTAGATTTCGACAAATCTGATCGCATAGGGATCAGTTAAGACGCCGTTGCGTAGAAAATCGACATTCAGATCCACCACTTGCCCTCGGCGGGCAGAGATTCGTGGGAATGCATTCTCTATGATAGTAGTGCTACTCATGCAAGGGATCTCCTCGGTGGCCTTATTCTATGTTTGGCCGACGAGGTGTCTCAGTGCAGGCACTACCTACGAGGAATAGACGGTGTTCTAGGTTTCGGCATGGATCGCATTTGTTGCTCTTCCTTCTCCTGCCGTTCCTTAAATTCTTTCTCCAACCGTTTAATGAACCAAGATCTCTCTTCCGATGTCATTTGGTTCTGTTCGAACAGGCTTAGTTTACCGTGATGTTTAAGCTGGAATTGCTGCTCCATCAGGTTGTTCCAAGCTCTCTCATACTCCTGTTCGTTTTGACGGGCGAAAAAAGGACTCCGTAATCGGAAGCTCCACTGTGTGTTCTGCGTTACAGTCGGGGCAACCGACAATAACTGAGTTATCAATACCGGGAGTGTTCTCACGCAACCATTCACGGACCGTAGCTGTGTCCTGAGCGTGCATTTGAGAAACAAACTGTCGAATCTTGAATGGGTCATCAGAACCCATTATGTTCACGATCACTTTCTCTAAGTTTTCGGTAATTGTTTCATCCAACTGCTGATTTCGCTGCTGTTGTGCCGCAGGATTCATTGGACGTTGCCGACCGCGAGTTCGAACAGAACTACCGGGCCGCACCTTGACCTTATCCTTCGCCTTCCGTTTGGAAAGGATATCATTGGCATCATAAGCCCGCAAATAGCGAACAGAAACCCAGACTTCTCGTTGCGTTGCCTCACTCAAGTATGGCAAATCAACACGGAATGGTTCATCACCGAGACCAGCATTCGCCCATGTGACCGTACCAGCCAACTCATTCAAGTCATAGACATGAGTCGAAACAGTCTGACAATCTTGATTCGGACAGGTGAAAGCAAATTCGTAAATGTTGCCGTGCGTGATACCTCTGATGAAGTACAGCAAGAAAACACGGTCACCAAGCAGAAGATTGATCGGATCGAAACCTTCCGGGAACTGGCAACATTCTCGGAAGAGATAATCGATGGATTGACCAGATTGAGCCAATCGTTGAGTCGCCAAGATCTTCTCAGCAGTTTGACCCATAGCTCTGACTTTGACCGGCTCATCTTGCCAGTTGCCATCATAGTATAGTCCCTTGCTTGGAAGATAACAATCTTCCCAAGGAATCAGTTGATCGTGCGGCGTTTCGAGAAGTTTGGTGAGAAACTCATCTGGACTTTCACCCGGAGAACTGACACCAGCAAGATTGGCAACATGTTTCTCCATCCGGTTTCTGACTTTATCGTCACCACCTTCAGAAGTAACATCACCTACCGGCTCTCCGCCATCAATGTTGAGCGATTCTTCACCGGGAGGTCCCGGTTCACCCGGATGACCTGTGCTGCCGATTGGCCCATCTGAGGGCGTTCCATCTGGGGGCGTTCCATCTGGGGGCGTTCCATCTGGTGTATCTTTTGCCATGCTGCTATCCGATCCCGATCTAAAGCCTGGTGATTATTTCCAAGCTCTATTTACTCCGGAATCGTACTAAAGAACTCAATATTTATTGAACTTTATCAGCAGTTTCAGCATAATCGTAAGTGACGGTGACTTCCACCACTTTAACGTCGCTGGACGTGTAGGTCAATTCGCCATGCCTAATTGTAGATGGCCACGACCCCGTTAACGACCAAAGCTCACCCTTCAAAATATCCCAGTCTGGAGGGTAAACCGCAAGTGATGACGTTTTCTTATAGTCTTTTGCGGTCTTAAGTCCGCCCTGGCTAGTCCAAACTGTTTGACGCCATTTCTTGAAAATGTCAATCATTCCGACAACATCATAGAACGTGACTTTTACGTCGTCGTAAGAAACGTTCTTTGCGAATTTGTATTCGAGGCTAGCACCCTGATAGGTTTCAATCCCGACCGAAAAGGTTGGAGTCGTAATGTCTTTTGCGTTGACTAATAAAGCGTTCCCATCACCAAACATTTGGAATATTTCCCAAGTGTAATGGTAGAGATACTCCTGTGTTGCAGACACACCAGTACCAATGCCGGTATCGCCACCGAAATTACCGTCGATTCCTCGGACCGCGAATCCTGGCATTATTGTATCCGCCGTTCTTGAGCTTTATTGAACCTGAGAGTAACGGTGATCGAAGCGATGTCTGTATCAGAATATGATAATTCAATCGGTGTTACTTTTTGCGGCCAACAGTCATACAAGAAGTATGTCCATACTGGATAACCAGAACCATCAAGCATTTGCAATTGAGCCCGCTTGTAGTATTCTGTTGGAAGTTTCTGAACTGATCTGGTGAGATCAATCATCGTCTCACCCCACCATTTGTAGATCAGTTCTGCCGCCTCATCAGTCTGATCACCAGCACCTTGTTGGTCGCCGCCACGAAGCTTTTCGTAAAAAGTGAATTCAATCGGCGACCAGCGTTGTTTACCGGGGCGAAAGATTTCATCCTGGCCATTATGGATCGTGATTTCGTCTATTTCTGGAGTTGGCCTTCCACACTTTTCACTAAATAGTAAAATGTTGGTAAGAGGCTCTAAGATTTCCAGTTTATAACGATGTTTCCGAGCGGTTTCAACCGTACTACTAGGGCCAAAGTATCCCGCTTCCTCTTTAAAGGAGTCGGGATCGCAGGCGTTTCCAGCACCCTAGAATGGTGGTATGTTGAATCCTGGCATATTAGGCTTTACCAAGTTGAGGTAAAAATTTATCTACATCGATTTTCACCAATTCGACGGACAAAGCACCTGCCTCAACCCTACGGTGATCATTTGCACATAAAACACAGCATTTTCTAACTTCATCTATTATCTTCCCAGTATCTTTCTTCGAGATACCATAGATAGAGTCAACTGTTTTTTGGTCCAAATGGTGAAAATCTAAAACAACCAGATCTGTGGTACCGCAGATCTGGCAACCTTCTGACTCTTTGATTAAGCTAAGCCAGATGAAATAGCGTTCTTTAGAGCGTATGGCTCGCTCTTTTCTGGCTTGATTACTGCATTTCTTGCAAACTTGTGCCAATCCGTCTTTAGACGTTTTTTGTTTGCCGAAAGAGGATTCTGATAGGTCTTGTTTACATTTCCAGCAATATTTCATGCTTTATGTTTGCCTACAACAAAGGCCCGGAAATTCCGGGCCTTTGTGTGTCGTCAACAAAACGCCCACCAGCAAGTTATGCGTTTTGCGGGCAATTAGGCGAAATCGGCACTGGAGCCGGAGCCTGAACACAGGACCCGTCAGATCGTGCACGAACAGCACGGTCAAACCGCATCGTCGCCTCGCAAGTCATCAAGTCAGTCGAAGTGTAGTCGAGTTCCTGCCAATTCACGGCGGACGGCCAAGTTCCCATCATCGACCATTGTTCAGTCGTCTGACCAGAACCGTCCAACATAACCAACGCGGCAGTCTTCTTGTAGAATCGAGGGTGGGCAACCGAAATCGATTGCATATTCACCACTGTTTCGATCCAATGATAGATGCCGCGTGAAATGTCGGGGTCTTGTTCGACATCGTACCACACCATGGTAACCGGGTCCCAGTCTTGCTTTCCAGCAAAACGGGCGACTTCCTGGTTATGGTGCATCTCCGGTTCTTCGAATTTGAAGCTCGGTCGGGATGCAGACTGTAGTACCAGCAACTCGGATTGCGAGAAGACACCGGTACCACGTCCCAAAGTCTCAAAGACCCAGCGATGTTTCCGTCGAACTTCGACGGTATTCGGCGGTCCTTGGGCAGAGTATCCGCCGCCGAACGGGGCAATGTTAAATCCAGGCATTTTCTCTCACTCCTATGTGGCTGTCGCAGCCGTTACGATACCACCAGCAGCGAGAACCTCTTCAGCAGAGAAGCTCGCACCAGTACGAAGAACGACAAGGTTCAGCACGATAAATTCAACAGTTCGTGTAGGCTTCAAGAAGACCGAAACCCACAATTCGTTGCGGTCAATTCGCTCAGGTGTGTTGTTCGTTTCGTCAACAATTACACGGTAAGCGGTCAAACCACGTCGGGCTTGAATGTCAGCCAAGAACGGTTCAATTGTCGCCGTAACTTGACGCCATAAAATCCGGTCATTTGGTTCGAAGATGTAGTTCCGAAGAAGCTGAATCAAGTTCTTCTTAACGAAGATCAGCAACATTCGGACGTTCACACGGTCCAAAGCGGTCTGAGTTCGTTGCAAGGTCCGCTGACCCCAAACCGTAATCCCGTCTTGAGGGAACTTCACGATTGGGTTCACAGCATTACCGGAACCGTACAACAAGTCTCGTTCACCTTGAGTTGGCGAGTATTCGACATCCAAAGCCGTCAACAGGCGACCGCGACGGAGACCGGCAGGGGCGAACCACTGCTCAGCTTCTCGTGCGGTTCGACTGAATACCGCCGTGACATGGCCACTTGGCGGAATCCAGATCTCGTCGGCGGAGAACTGATCAAACACTCGCAGCCAGCCCCAGTACAGGGCTCCGTAACTGCTATTGACAGCAGCCTTGAGGTCGGACAACAACATTCCGTTGTGCCAATCGACAACCTGCTGTGGACGAAGACCAAATGGTGGGTCCACGATGTAAAGGACGTCGCCACGGCTCTCGCACATTTGCAAAGCCGTACCGATGACTGCACCAGTCGAGAAACCAGGAGTCGCCAACAGGTTAATGTCGATCGATTCTGGGTTCTGGAAAGCGTAAATTCCAGTCGAAGTCGCCGGGTTTCCGATGACTGCCGCATCCAATTCACTGGAATAAGCCGGATCGAGTGGGATTCCGTTCGCTGTTCCTTGGTATTCCTTGCCGTTAACCTGTGAAGGCTGACGTACAACGAATGTTGAAAGATTGACGTTGTTTTCGAGGAAAGAAGGACGTTCTTCCCAGTTAACCCAGTCGTTGCCGTTAGTACCACCAAGGGAAGTACCAGGATTGACCAGATTCGCGATGTATCGAGCTTCTCGCTTGTCAAAGCTGACGTCTTGGAGAGCATCAACCGGTTGGCCGTTGTTATCCAAAATCGTCAGAGTGTAACGACCAGCAGCATCACCAACACCTTCAGTGAAGAGTTGAAGACTCGCACTGTAACCGTCGACCCATGTGCCAGCAGAAGGAGCAACCAACCAGCCAACGATGCTCGCAAAATAAGCCGTATCAGCGGCACAATCCGAACTGAACGGATCATCTTCGCAAGAGAGCGGCGTGGAAGCAGTCGTCTCACCGGAATCCGGCAGAATCAGACGATTATCGCTGTAACCACGATATGCTCGCTGATAAGGGTATGGAATGTTGAGTTCTTCGGCGAATCGCAACGTTCGAAGATTCGAGTAGTTGGCCAACATCTGGATAGTATCCAGTTGGCGGCTGACCGAAGCCTCGATTACGACGTGTGTCTGTCCACCCGGCACTGTGAGATCGAACGAATTCCAAATCACTTCACCGGCAATGATACCAGCCGCGTCGATAACCGCCGCAAGAGATGCCGATGTTTGGTTCAACCCAACCGGAATGTTGAATTCAACTTCCGTGGTTTCGGTTTCGCTGATCACATTCATCTTGACGCGGTTATTCTGCGTCGTGATGTTGTAAGGACCAGGATCGAGACCCAACAAGAATGAACGTGGGACGTCCCAAGCATATTGCTCAGTACCGCATTCCAGTGCAAATGCCGCAGTGGTCATCAACTGGATTCGTTCGCCAGCGATGGTGCTTCGGACTTGTGGAATGGTGGTCACACCATCATCGAGTGTGTACTCAACAAAGATGTAGTCTTCGCCGGAGAGCAATGTGTTGGCAGCGACGATGAAATCAGAAACCGTTGTGTAGGTTGCCGATGGCATCGTGTAAACTGTTGGCGAAGCATCGCCGTCCACTGCAAGCGAGAAGTCCTGATTATCAGGCTCTGCATTCCATGTGAACGTGTCGTTTTCGTCCAATTCACCGCTGGCGACAGTGACTTCAATCGTAAGACCTTGGCCAATTCCGATTGGGTCAGAGGTTCCATTGGCGTTGCTGTCTGCAAGAACGCCTTCTGAAACAATAGAACCGTCACTGTTTCGAACGATTTGGTATTCAGCACCAGCTAGTGCAGCACCATCAGAAATGTTCGGTGGCGACGTGATGATCATGACCCACGAATCATCAACAGCACCAGTATAGGTGCCGGTGATAGTTCCGGACGCCGAAGTTTGGCCGTCCGTCGTGGAAAGATCGACGTCGTTGTACGTGACCGCACTGTTGGATGATGCGTGGAAGGTGAGTGGTTGGGCGTTGTCACCTGTTCCATCTCCTACTTCACGAAAGTTGATTCGTCCGAAGTCGATCCCGGTAAAGAGAGGCATACGTCCCCAACCTTTACCACGTCCGCCAGAAGTATCGACACATATGTCGTCCAATTCTGCGGGTTGACCTTCTTCACATTCAACGCCGACTCGCATGATGAATGCGGCGTTGCCTTCTTCAAGGTACGCCAGAATGGCGTACATCAGATAACTTTCGGGAAATGGTTCCCCAAAAGTATTGATTGCTTGAGTTGAGTTCGTGATCAGGGTCGGTACGTTGAGAGGACCCTTTTGTGCTGTCCCAATGAACCCTGGTCGCAATGGACCGATGGCGGTTGGGAGAACGCTAAGGTCGATCTCTCGCGGGAAAACGCCCGGACTTAGGAATACTGCCATCGGTTTATTACTCCATCGCCGTCAAAGTTTGGCTGTCTGAATTATTTTTGACGGTGGTGCTATGAACTTATTAGGGTTTCTTCTCGGTCAGCCACCACCTCACTATCGTGCAAGATCTTAATGAAACCCTTTTTGGTAAGGTTCTCAATTTGATCTTGACGAACATGCGATTTCGGCAACAGTACGTCCCGCCCCGGATTGATTCGCACTTGTGATTCGTTTGTGAAAAAATCGCCTCCCGGTGCCCGCATCTGCAACTGAATCAACTGATTGCTGTTGTTGTAAACGCGGATTACGTGAGATTTCTTGGCTTTACTCATTTGTCGCTCCGATGATTTGTTCGGCCTTTTCAGGATCGGTTATCGGCTCACGCCATTGCTGGCCACCTGGAGCACCCGTACCTTGCGATTTTGAAGATACTAGGATTTCTCCGAGCCTTTCTTGGAGATTAACCACTCTGCCAAGAACAGTTTTAACGATTTTCTCAGGTAATGGCAGCCACGCTTCCGCAGTGCACGTTACCTCATACCGTACGTTTGCGTGCTGGTCGTACCCTGTTTCCTTATCACTCGCATCGGTTGATCCACCGAATCTGAGTTGCACATTACCCTCTATCTTCCCATCGAACATCCTAAATTCAGCCAACGGGTTGAAACGGGTCAAAGTCTGAAACAATATGTATTCAGCATCACGTTTGTGCTCGGCCCAAATAATAAATTTGTAATCAACGAGCCAAGGTGTCGGACGATATACTTTAGCAGCCTGATCACCCCTTCGACTCAAGTATCGAGCAGTCATCGCATGAAACGGCGGGCTAAACTTCTCAGGATTAAACTCAGCACCCTCACGGCTAATAGCAGCCAACGGAAGACGAGCCCGACCCTCTTTCAAATCATCGTTCCAAACCAATAAACTCTTATCACCACCAGCGATCTTCGTTCGCATAAACCGATAAGAATCTTTAGTCGGCACACGAATACCAGACCAATATTGTTTCATCGCATCATCAAGAGAACGGAAACCCGGTTGCAGGAATTCCTCAAGATGATATGGGTATGCCAGAAAGTCGCTGCCATCGAAAGGATTCCTACCTCCCTCAGCATGACTTAATTGCCGAACGGCTGGAATCTCCCCCAGCCCATCAGGAATCTGATTCGGAGCTACTTGAGTAGACCGTTGTTGGACGGAAAAATCGGAACTCCAGTCATATTGTGGCATTATCCATCCAATAACGATAATAGATTAGCCGGATTCTTCAACGAGTCCATCAACTGCCGCGTCTTTTCCGTAGCGGTTTCGACACTATCAGCATCTTCCAATGTCACTTGTCCCACAAGAGTCAACTCAATCTTTCCTTGACTTGATTTTTTACCAACAGGACTAATAACCAAACCGGGTGTAGTTTGAGACACACGACCCTGCAAACCAGCAATTATCTGGTTCACAAAAGCATGATTGGAGACATCAAACTTGCCTCCTATGGATTCAACCTGCTTAGAGGCTTTCTCTGTACTGGCCACCGGTTCTTATTGGCTCCTCTTCTGGCATGTCTTCCTCAGGCCGAACAGTAATATCAGCAGTGAGGGTTTCGAGTTGACAGGTCAAGTACAACCAATTGTACCTGAAATTCCCGCTAGGTGTAGCATTCAGAATCCGATAATTCTTCGGATTTAAAGCCAACGTCGCCGCATTGTATGGTAATTGTACTACATCGCCCACTCTCAGCATCCGTTCTCCGGCAAACTCATGAATCGTCGTATGGGCAAAGACAATTTCTGTTTTGTTGACAACTTCCGCACCCCATTGCTTCAATTCCGCCTCAAGAGGCTGTGGTTTGAAGAATCCTTTGAGACCGATCGGATTCCAGTACGTTGGATCAGGATCTTCATCCCATACCGAATCGAAATCAGC